GCGTTTCATCTAAGATCTTGCGATCCACTTGAGTGATTGCTCTGCCATTGACGTTACGGACAACGTCAATCAGACGTAAAGCAGTATCGGGAAGTGTTTGCTTACTTCCCGCCGTGCAATCGAAAGATCCGTTGACCATTTTTGCGTCAGGTCTGTGCAGAACTACTTCTTTTTGAGCGTCGTTGAAAAACTTCAACAGCTCATCGTTAGGAAACCGCACGTTAGTATTGTCCTGAAGGATAATGCTAGCGCGGTCCAATATATCTACGACTTTAGTTGTCGCCATCGTCATCCTCCCACTCGACAATCTCTAGGTTGGGGTTTCCCGCAAAACATGTGTCGTAACTGAATTTGTACCCAGTCACGATGTGTTGAAGTGTCTTAGGCTTGCGGACCTTGACCTTTGGAGGAGGGTTGAGCTTATTCTTCTCCAAAGTGCGAACCTGCTCTTCGAGATCTACGAGCTTCATCCTTCTGTCCAATTTGACGTTAAATTCAGCCTTTGCTTTCTCGTACAGATCGTCTTTCGCAGTCTTCGCGTCCATCAGTCTTTAGCCTTACCAAAATTAAGAGCAAGCGCCTCTACGACTGGATATATCCACTTCGCATATATCGCATCGTCTTTCGGGGTTGGCGTAGCTGCACAGATTGCGCTAGCCGCAACCGATAAGGCGGTTACCAGATTTATGATTTCCATCAAGGACATAGACACCTCTTAAAAATGGGGGAGGTTGCCCTCCCCCTCAGACCTATTAAGTCCACTTACCTACGCAGAGGCAGTCAGGAACGGTGACATCTGCACCGTATACCTTGAGACCGCGCACCTGGTCGCCAAAGGTAGATTCCATGCGAACAGTTTCGGTATTCGTAAACTGAGACGCGAAAGAAATCGCTTTGGGGTGACCAGCCAATACGTGGGTGTAGCCTAAGTCAGCGCCTGCTGTAGGCGTGTAGAGCATGTTTGACTGATAGACCGTGAATCGATCAATCATGCCAACTCGTCCATTACGGAGAGGAGACTCTGCATCACCAGTCAAGTAGGCTTGACGCAGCTCAGTCTGCTTGAGCATAGAGATGAACTCAGGAGAGAGAACGATGAATCGTCCCTCTTCAGGAATGTTCTTTTCATCGAGAATCTTTGCCATCTCAAGAATCGAACTAAGAATGTTCGAAGTAGTGATGGTCGTTTGATCACCAATGTCTCCGGCATCTGCTACAACTGAAGACAGAACGTCAGTTTCAACAGCTACGCGCATACCCTCAGCCGCATCGTTAGATGCTGCCTCAAGAAGATTGATGTCAGCTTGTGCAGCCAAAACATCATCCACCTTGAATGAGTAGTACTTAGCGCTATCGATCAAGAGTTCTACTTTCGCAGTAGTCAGCTCTTGAGTAGTGATAGTGCCAGCGTAGTCTTGGATCGTTACTGCCGGAACAGTTCTGATCGTTACCTTGTCGCCTTGTCCGCTGATCTCGCCTTCGTAATCGCTATTTGAGATGGCGGGAAGTACAGACGCGCTGTAGAACTTAGCTTGCAAAAGCTTGCTAAAGATTTCGGGAATAAAGTTGACTTCAGAAGTCGTACCCGTTGAGAAAAATGAAAAAGCCATTAGTTAAATCCTCACAAGAGATTTTTATTAACGGCGAATCGCTCCTTGCTCCATTGCTGAGAGGATGTCTTTCTGATGCTTCTCAAATTCATGATTAGGCATCCGCATAATCTCATCGACAGACCAAGTCCGCTTATCGCCAGTAACTTTGGGCTTTCGAGCTTTTGGCATCTTTGGTTCTGCAACCTCTTTTGCCTTCTCGAGCACCCGCTCTTGCGGCGTTGGAGGTCTCATGCCCATATCAGCTTTGTATTTGCTAAGAACAGAATTGACATCGTTAGAGCTGCCTGCCTCCACCCACTGGTGGATTTGTGCATCTTGCGATTCAAGCCATAACGCCCAGTCCGACGTTTGAGTAATCTCGTTAACGTCTGGGTGGACAGCTTCGATCCGCGCAAAGTGCTCAGCAGATAACTGCTCCTGCACCTCTCTCTGTCTCAACTGCTCTTGCGCCTTTACAGCGTCTTGAGCATTTCGTACCTCATCTTGTGTTCTTTGAAGCTCGTCGAGTAACGGTCCTGCTACGTCTGGGTATTCTTCCCTTAACTGTTGCAACCGCTCGTTATCTCGCTCCTTTTCCACAAGCTGACCTTTAAGATCCCCAACCGCTTGCATGAGGTCCGCATTCATTTTGCGTAGCTCAGCAGCCTCCTGGGTTGCTTTGGTCATCCGCGCCTGCGCGCCTTTCATCGCTCGTTCTGCTTTTTCTAAAGCAGTCCTCAGTTCAGAATCATCGCCACTTGTTGATTCTTCTTGAGGAGCCTCATCCGCTTGAGTCTCAGCCGTGTCCGTTGGCTCGGGGGCTTCCTGTTCAATCATCTCTGGCTGCTCGACTGGAGTGTCCTCGTGCTCATCGGATGGCTGATCCTCTTGAGCCTCTAGGTTTCCTCGTGCCGCCTGTTCGTATTGCTCCAATAACTCCTTAGCTTCAGCTTCTAGCCGCGCTGGGTCGTTCCTACTAGCCATGTTTTCTCCACGAGTCCCAAATTGGGATATTCGTTTTACTCAATCGCGGATATCCTCGAAGGGGTCCGCTGTTTTTCAAGAACGGCTTTCGCCGTATCTTCAAGCTTCAGCAAATAACGGAGTTCTAAAATCCGTCCTTGCTGAAACCGAAAATCCTTTTCGTCGCAGGTCTCTAGAAGCTGGTGAGCG